CTTATATACGGAAAACGGCGTCAGGGGGTGCTGACGCCGACTCGGGCTCAATGCCGAGTTTAAATACACCGGGGAGAGTTCGGATTAATGGTTTTGGTGTTTGGGACATATGTGGGCGGTACTTCGATGGAGTAGACTGTCCTTACGCAGATTGTCCCAAATTACATGAAGGAATTACTATACAAAAATTATTGAAATGTAATCCTCGTTTTGTCGCATTTCTAGACAAACAGAAGAAAAAGAAAACCGATGCCTTGAACGGTGTTAAGTCTGACAAAGCGCCTTGTTTCCAATATATCAATAAGGGTATTTGCAAGTTTAAGACCTGCAAGTACTCTCATGATCAAGGAGTAATTGACGTTTATTGTCAGCGCACAGCACCTTGTGGTGTCTGTGGTCAATGGTGGTATAAAGGTGTTGACTGCTGCTCAAAAATTAATTCTATGATGGTAGATCATAAGGTTCCTGATAAACCCCTCGTCACCAATGTATTCCAAACTGATTCTATTATTGATGATTTGGAAGTTGTGGTTGACGATGAAATTGAGTATGCGGAAGATGCAAAAATCACGATCAAGGGGGTTGATGGCCAACAACTTTGTAAAGCCTTTGTTAATGGGGCTTGTTTAAATAATTGGTGTCATTTGTCACACTCTAAAGTTGATGCCGACGCTTATAAAAAGGATGCAAAGCCTTGCGTTGACTGTGGTAATTATGGCCATGTGCAGGGTTACCCTCATTGTTCTTATATTGGTTCGTTTTTAAAACAAGCGATTCCTCCTACCGTGGGTGCTGTGAAACAAAAAGAAGACGGCAGCGGTAAGGATGTTAGAATTGCTGCAGCCCGTGAAGAAAGATCTAAGGAGAAAGATAATGGTTTTGACCATAGTCCTTGGATGGAGAAAGGAGGTCGGGCTGGTAAAATGAACGGTTTGATCGCCGCAAGTGTTCTTGATGGTAAAATGAAACTTGCTGGTGATAATGATGCTTTTCGAGAGATTCAGAAAGATCAGCAGGAACAACAAATGAGTCAGAGTGCTCCTGGCACTAAAATATGGCATACTAAATTAGGCCAGGTTACTGTCGGGAAAACTTACTCTTACGAAGAGATGCTGAATCAAAATGAAAAATTTGTTCTCTCATTTACAGTGGAGAGCATATATGATGTCGCTGATGAAGATATGCGGGCTGATAATATAAATGGAGCCGTTTTACGGCATACTTCTCAATATGCCCGCGTTCTTTTCACAAAAATTAAATACCAGAAGCGGCTCTTATGTGCTGGTGATTTGATCAATAATCTTGTTTTTAATAAGAAGAATGATTTGGTCGAATGGTTTTCGCTGGGAGGCATCAATGGTAAGAACAGAAGTGATGTGAGGAAGAAATATTATGGATGGTTTATTGATCCTGCTTTTAAAAATAAAAAGGCTTTTCTGACAGTTTCATTAGAAATGTTGACTCAGATAGCCACTATAAACAATATTAGCTTGTTAAATGATGATGAAACTGCTTTTGTCCGTCTAAATACTGCTGCTAAGTCAGTTGCCACTGTTAATATTGATCGATTTAAGGTCTTGAAAAGTGAATATGTGGTGCAAGACACTGTTTCTCTAGCTTATTGTTTTTATAAAATATTTGTTCAATCCAACAAAAATTTAAATTTTCCGTCAACCTCAGCGCGAGGAGTAGGAAAGTGTTATACGGGTATCGATATGGAGAGGTTAAGCTCCCCGTATTACCCGAGTCTAAAACTGATACAAAAATTTTGTTTCGTCCTGATTACACTCCTCCTCTTAAACGCGCTCCTGTACGTGTTTCCTTGGGGTGTCATGTGGTGGGCGCAGCGTGCCCTCACCCTGATCCCGGAGATGGCATTACAGTTGCTGCTGGGGTTGCTAAACGTTTTGCGCGTAAGCCTCCGATTACTAATGATGTTCAAATGGCTGATCTTGGCGAGTTTGTGGCCAAGTGGCTCAGAGAAAATTTGAGGCCTTTGGACGCCGATGCTGATTTGAGCCAACAGCATTGGTTGGATAATACAAATTATCCTTTATGGCGCAAGACGGAATTGCAAACTGTGTGGAGTGAGTTTAATAAAGATTTTCGTGAGGTTACTAGATCTGAAGATAGGAATCATAATTGTTTCGTTAAGTCTTTTATGAAAGATGAAAGTTATCCGACTTATAAACATGCTCGTGCGATTAATTCTCGCACTGATGCTTTTAAGTGTCGCGTTGGTCCTATCTTTAAGTTAATTGAAAAGGAATTGTTTAAACTAGATTGGTTTATTAAATATGTTCCTGTTCGCGAAAGAATGAATGTGGTTCTGGATCAGTTGCAACAAGAGGGCTCTAATATAGCCTCAACTGACCATGAATCATTTGAAGCTCATTTCACTCGGCAAGTGATGGAGAAGATTGAATTTCAACTTTACGAATATATGACTGTGTATCTGCCTGATAAAGAATGGTATCAACTTGTAGTTGATGTTCTTGGCGGACGCAATCATTGTGTGTTTCGTGATTTTACAGTTGACATAGATGCTACCAGAATGAGTGGCGAAATGTGTACTTCTTTGGGTAACAGTTTCGCTAATCTTATGGTCATGTTATTTATCCTGAATAGACTTGGTGCTCAGTCAATACGTGGTAAAGTCGAAGGGGATGATGGATTGTTTACGTGGTATGGACCACTTCCCACCCCAAAAGATTTCAACGATGTTGGCTTCACCATTAAGATGGAATTTCATTCCAGTCTAAGTCATGCTTCGTTTTGTGGTTTATTGGCCGATGAATATGAACGTAATATAATTACTGATCCCATTTTAGAGATGTTGGATTTCGGCTGGACCACACAACGGTATGTGCATGCCCGTCCTGAGAAAATTAAAGCATTATTACGGTGCAAGTCTCTTTCCCTAGCTTTTCAGTATCCTGGTTGTCCTATTTTACAGTCGTTGGCGGCTTATGGACTCCGGATGTCAGTTGGAGTGAATAATTGTACTGTAAATAGAGTTCTCAGTCGGATGAATAATTATGAGAAAGACATGATGCAACGGTCTGTAGATTATTATAGGGAATTTGGTTTTAAATTCCAAATCCCCGGTATACAAACAAGACTTATGGTTGAATGTCTTTATGGTATCTGTGTCACTGATCAGATTCGTATTGAGAATCTTTTGGACAATAAGAGTGACCTTGCTCCAATTAATTTGGGTTTTATTGATTTTCACCCAGACTGTGTTGATTATTATGAGAGGTTTTCAGCTGATGTTGATTATACGGATAATCACAATATAAACCTTCCTAACCTCAGTCTGGGGCGACAACATCATGAATAAGCAAGTTGTTGTTAGAAATCGGCGTGTTCGTCGTAATAATAGGAGACGTGTTCGCGGTCCCAGGATCGCCCGCGCTCTACCTATTCGTCCTCTTGTTAAGCGAAGAAATCGTACTCAACGTCGCCCTCAAGAAGGGTTTTGGGATAAGTTGGGTTCCTTTGCTATGAAAGGTATCCCTACTTTAATTAAAGCCATAACCGGTTTCGGTGATTACAGGATTCAGAGTAATTCTTTAATCACTGGTGGTTTAGATCCACCGGCTGTGGTTAATAGCATAACCAATGGTGGCTTCATAGTCAGACATAGAGAATATCTTCAAGATATTCCTGCCACCATTGCGTTTTCTATAAATACTTTCCCGATTAATGTTGGAATAGCGCAAACTTTTCCTTGGCTATCCAGTTTGGCCCAAAGCTTTGAACAATACAGGGTTCGTGGAATGGTGTTTGAATTTAAGTCACTTGCGTCTGACGCTGTGCTTTCAACCGCCACGAGCTCTGCGTTGGGTTCTGTAGTTATGGCCACGCAATATAATGTTCTGGATTTGCCATTTGCAAATAAATTTGAAATGGAAAATTACATTTTCGCTAATTCTAGTAAGCCTAGTATGAACTTTTACCACCCTATTGAATGTGCTAAAGTCCAAACCACTGTTTCTGAACTTTATGTTCGCAATGAAACTATTCCTGTTGGAGCTGACCCCCGTCTTTATGATATGGGTCGGTTCAATATAGCGACAGTTGGAATGCAAGCAAACAGTGGTCTTGTTGGTGAATTATGGGTCACATATGAAGTCGAGTTGTTTAAGCCTAAGATACCAGCTCAAGTTGATCCCGGTATGGCTTATGACTTTTGGCAATTGACCTCACCGACTAATGCTGCTCCGTTCAATAATTATGTTCATATTTCTGGCAATCTCGGAAGTCTTTTTACTAATACCAGTTTGTTGAATTTACCTGCTATTACTGGTGGCGCCTATTGGATCCAAATTAATTATTATCTTGGATCATATGTGGTGCCTGCCTTTTCACCCACCTTATACAATTGTACTCTTTTGAACCTGTTTTATAATTTTACCTTTTCTTTGGTACAGAATTCACCTGGTTCGAGTGGCAATGCATTTATATCATTGTCTGTTAATAATGTTAGTAATGGTGCTGGTGTAGCTATTAATATGTCAACTGCTGCTGCTTATGCTAGGGGAGATGTCTTTATAGTTTATCTCCCTGATTATCCCTCTCTTAAGAATGATGCCTCTGATGATTGGCACAATAAAGACGAAATTGAGATGATTCGTAAATATATGTCCAAAATTGATTTGGATGATAAATATAAAACCAAATAGGTATTTGGTTTTCCCCTTGATTGACTTTATGGGTTTTTCAATATGAAAAACATCCGGCCTGCA